GAATCCATACTTCGCTCTTGGCATAAAAAATGCCGTGGCTGTCAAGCACGGCTTCTACGGTTGCTTCTGTATCCGGGGACTTCTCATCGGTGTAGAGCTCAAAGTCCAGACGGCTCATTTTGAAATAGGCCGTACCGTCAGCGGCAAAGTTGTCGGCGGAGGGATAGCGGAAAACCAGAAACGGCGGTTCCGGGCTTTCGCCTTCCGCGAAGTGGTCGTAGGCAACCGGCAGCTTTGTTTCGGCCGCCATTGCCAGAATTTGCTTATGCGTCATTTTGCAGCGCCTTTTCAAGATCAGAAAGAAGCTGCTCTTTGCCAACTTCCTCCGCAGGAGCGATGTGCGGTCTTGCCTCCACACGGCCGCCGCCGCGTTTCGCATGCCCATGCTCCAGAAGATGCGCAAGCTGGTACCGATTTTTGGAGTGGACCACAAGGTCCAGACTGCTGGAATTCTCCGATACCTTCGTGACCGTCCAGCTCTTTTTGTAGGCACCGGTGTCCACAGGCGCGTTTGTCTGTATCTGTTTTTTGACGGTGTTTCCGGCATCCCGGACCGCCTGCTTCATATCATCGGTGGCGACGGAGGCATATTCCGTCAGGCCCTTCATGATGGCGTCGGACATCTCATCGATCTTGACAATATCCTTTGACACAGGCGTCACCTCTTTTCAAGCTTGCAGTTGAATTTCAGGCTATTTCTTTTGTAGCCCATCGGATTGACATATACGATGTCGTAAATCTTGCCCTGCGTAATAATCCGGTATTTGGTAGACTCCACGGCGGCGAGCTCGCTGCACCAGCGCGTGGTGAAATCCATGGATTCCTCCGGATTTACCGTAGCCGCGCCGCTTGATTCCGTACCCGTTCCGGTTCCGACCGTGGCGTGGCAGGTGAAGTAATCTTCCCATGTGTTTTTGTGGTTGCCGACCTCGTCGGTCACAACCGTATTCTTCTGGAAGGTAACCTCCACATTCAGTGCCGCGATGTCCATCAAAATGCTTCCTTCCTGACGCCGAACAGCAGCGCCCGGAGCGTGAGCAGGAGCGTCTGGTGATCGGCTTCCTCCCGGTGCTCATAAAGATAAGCGACCGTGTACAGGACGGCGATACGGGTAATCGCTGCGTTTTCATTGAGTACGGTGTCATCGATGCGTGCTACATCACGGCATAGCTGCATGGCTGTGGAAAGAAGGTCGGAAATCAGGCCGTCCTCATCGCCGGAATCCACACGCAGATAGGTTTTTGCTTCCTCCAGTGTTACTGGCATAGGATCACCTCCACAAGTGAGCCGCCTGCTGGGAGTTTTCTCTCAGCAGGCGGCCGTATCAGTTATGCGCTCTTAATTGCAAGCGTCTTGACCGCCTCCGGCAGGATGAGCTTGCCGTCGACGCGCTCGCTGGCAAGGAATCCGATCTGGCCGTTCGGAGCGTAGAGCTCGTTCAGGCGCTTGAAGCTGCGGCCCTGCCTGTCGGCGATCCAGTAATAGGAGAAATCGCCGAACGCGATGACCTTGTTGCCCGCCGCAATATCTGGTGCAAAAACGCTGGTGTAGTACGGACGGTTCAGGATCATGTCGGGCTGGCCAAGCTGCACGGACGGCTGCCAGATATAGTTGCCGTTGTTGTCCTTGATCTTCCGTAGCGCTTTCACCGTGGTATCATTCAGAATCCATACGGCCTTATTGCGGTAGACGTTGCGGAGTGAGTGGTACAGGTCCATGACATCGTCAAAGGTGATAGCCGTGCCGGCCGTGGTGACTGCACTCTCGGCAGATGTAAACACGCCGGTCGGCTTGCCGGTGCCATTTCCGGTAATGAAGGCTTCCTCTTCCTTGGTACCGACACGGCGTGCAAACTCAGCGGCAATATAGCTTTCGAGATCAAACACGCTGTCGTTGATGAGCTCCTCAGAAACCTTGATGGCGGTGCCGAGCTTATATGCGCTGATAGTAACCTGGCCGAATGTGTCGTCGCTCTCCGGATACAGACCGCCCTCGTCCATCCATGCCGCCTCACCATGACCGGTGACGACAGGGATCTTTCGCTCACCACTGGAGGTCTGAATGATGGTGGCAAGAGTGCGGAAGAAGTTCTGATCCTGCAGGGCCTGAACGAGTGTTTTCTCAAACTCGTCCGGCACGAGATAGCCTCCCTCGGTGTCTGTGCCAATAGCGAGCGCGTCGGTCACGTCGTAGTAGTTCTTCTTGCGGATGCTGTCCCAGAACGCCTTTTTATAGGCATCGGAAGCGCGGCCGGTCTTTTCCTTTGCGGGATGCGTATTGCCCGGCAGATTGGTGAGCGGAGAAGAAGTTGGCCTTGCGAGCTCCGCGTCAATGGCGGCCTGCTTTTCAAGACGTTCGATCTCCTTGCCGAGGTTCACGACATCGGCTTCCATCTTGTCATAGGTCGCGGAATCCTCGGCGGAGATCAGGCCGTCCGCACCACGCTTGGTGTCGAGAAACGCTTTCGTAGCTTCCCACGCCTTTGCCCTTTTTTCTCTGAGTTCCAAAATCTGATTCATAAGTAAATCCTCCCTAATTTTAGTGAGCCAGCAGGCTCAGTCGTTTATCGAGTTGCAAAATAGGAACCTTCGGTTCTGCCTGCTTTTCAGGCTTTTTCGGTATGAGCTTTGAAAGCAGCGAGTTCGTTACCGCCGCGCGGGAGAACATCATGGCCTCCATATCGTCCGGCAGATCTTCTTTTTCGGCTTCCGAGAACAGAATCTCGTCGGCAAAATGGAGCTCCACAGCCTTCTTGGCATTGAACCACGATTCCGCATCCATGAGGTGCGAAATTACCGTACGGGAGAGGCCCGTCTTGATCTCGTAGGCATTCATGATGCTTTCCTTGACCTCGGCGAGCATATCGATGGCTTTCTGCATCTCGCCCTCGTCGCCGATAGCCACAGTCGCCGGATTGTGGATCATCAGCATGGCTACCGGCGACATACAGACTTTGGTGCCGGCCATGGCGATGACGGAAGCGGCCGAAGCCGCGACTCCATCGATTTTGACTGTGACATCATCTCTGTAGTCCATGAGCATATTGTAAATCTGCGCCGCCGCGAAGCAGTCGCCGCCGGGCGAGTTGATCCAGAGCGTGATGTTGCCGCGGCCCGCGTTCAGCTCGTCTTTGAACATCTGCGGAGTGACTTCATCGCCGTACCAGGTCTCGTCGCTGATCTCGCCGTTCAGGAAGAGCGTGCGCTCGCTGCCGAATTCGTCAGGAGCATCGTTCTTTACCCAGTTCCAGAATTTCCTTTTCACGTATGGTTACCTCCTCGCTGTGTGTTGCCTGATGCGTCAAGCTCGATAATGGTCATGATTGAATAATTGGCGAGGTCGAGTAGTGTGTCACGGATTGACTCGCTCTTCACCTCTGCCGCACGGGTACAAAGTGCCTGCAGGCGATTGACTTTGTCTGTTATTCGGGTAATCGCACTCACGAGTCCGAGCTTTCGGAACGTCTCGCCGAAGCTATCGCCGTAGTCGGCATTTTTTTGGCGGTAGAGGCCGTTTAGTTCGGAGCAGATATCAGCATGGATTTCGGGCTTTGCTTTTCTGTTGGTCATTATCGTTTATCTCCCTTTCCTTGAGCGGCGCCACCCATATTGGCGAATGCGCCGGCGTCTTTCAATTTGGTCATATTGCCGTTGATAAGATAGAGATCACCGCCTTCCTCGGCTGGGATGGGATTCAGGTCCTCCAGTTCCCGGATATCGTTGGCGGAGAGCCAGCCATTCTGCCTGCCGGTGGCGTAACCGCTCATGCGGCTCTGATAATCACCGCGCAGAAGCCCGTCCACGTTCAGCTTGATGAAATACTGCTGTTTTTCGGCAGGAGTGAGAAGCGAGCGCATCAGGCTCTGCTCCCAGCGGATCACCCACGGGTCGAGCGTGTATTTCACAAATTCGAGAGACTGTTGCTCGATGTTGGAGAAGCTGGACTTTTCGAGATCGCCCACCATGTGAGGCGGGATGCGGTAGAGCCGTGCGATCTCGTCGATCTGGAACTTCCGCGTTTCGAGAAACTGCGCTTCCTCCGGTGAAATGGAGATCGGCGTATATTTCATGCCTTCCTCCAAAACGGCAATCTTGTGTGCATTACCGGAGCCGCGATAGACCTCGTTCCACGAGTCGCGCACCTTGGCCGGGTCCTTCAGAATACCCGGATGCTCCAGCACACCACTGGGGTTTGCGCCGTTAGCAAAGAAACTGGCACCGTACTCCTCACAGGCCAGTGAGATACCGACTGCATTTTTTGCCATCGCAATCGGCGAGTAGCCAACAAGGCCGTCAAAGCCAAGTCCGGGGATATGGAGTACGTCGTACCGGGAGAGACGGGCCTGCCCATACTGCCTC